CCCTTACAGGCTTAAAATAATTGGTATATGGAACATTCATATTTTAGAATCACATTAAAACAAACCGACAAAGAATCGGTTTTTATGGTTCGTTCGGACAAAGTAAGCGAGTTCTTTAATAATAAGATTGATTACTTACAGGGCGATTGCTCAATAACTGTAAAGGGGCGTTTTCCAGCGCACAAAGATTCTCGCAAATGGTTTCTAGTTTCACCAACAAATAATAAGTAATATGAAAAGAATTAAGTATTTTAGTTTAGCTGAATTTATCAAATCAGCAACGGCAAAACGTCTTTCAATAGACAATACGCCTACATTTGAAATTGTTGATAACTTGAACCGTCTAGCCGATTATTTAGACGGTATTCGCGAAAAGTTGGGTAAACCTATTTTAGTTAGTAGTGGGTATCGTTGCCCGATGTTAAATAAAGCCGTTGGGGGTGTTGTTAATAGTCAACACCAAAAAGGTTTAGCCGCTGATTTGGTTTGTGCTGATATGGAATCTTTGGAAAAGGTTCTGAGAGAAACAGGCGGTTTTGACCAACTTATTAAAGAACACCGTAAGGGGTCTAAAAGTTTTTGGTTTCACGTTTCAGTTTGCAACCGTAACGGTAACCCCCGTAACCAAATTATAATGAATTTGGAAAAGAAATAGTTATGGATAAAGTAATAGAAATTTTGTTGAAATCGGTTAAAGGTTCAACAGAAACTTTGCAGTATATAGCAGAAAATACAACAGGTACAAACGGTATGTTATTAAATTCTGTTATTGATACACTAAAAGTGCAACCCTTAGTAATAAAAACTATTTCGTGCAAACTTGATGAAGAAACGGCAAAGAAAAACCGTGCTTTGGATTTTATTTGTAGCAAAAATCTAGCCTACGAATTTACTAATAAAAAATAAGAAAACAGGCGGTAACAATTTACCGCCTGTTTTCTTTTATAGATAAACGCCTGTTTCCAACTGATTTATAATATCGTTGTACTCATCAACTAATAAGTTTGCAGTGTTCAAATTCACGTTTTCAAACTGTGCAAACCCTGTAACGTCTTTAACTGTCACGTTTTCCTGTGTATTGTTAACAGGAACGTTTATTGTTAAATTCTCAGTAATCAACACGTAAGGTTCTAAACCGTACAAAATTTGTTCGTTCCATTGTTCACCGCCAACAACGTTTAAATCTGTGCCCAAACGGTAAATAACATCACGTGACAAAGAAAAACTTTCAATTTGGAACGTTACACCATTGCACGACAACAACGCTACGGCATCACCTGTAATTACGTTAACTTTGATAGATAAATTAATCGTTTTACCGATGTAATTACTATCAATAGAAACAACGCCACGGCACGGGATAAACATTTGAATCTGTGCGTTATAGTCTTCATTGTTCCCGTTTGCGCCTGTTAGTTCAACGTTGCCGAAATCTAGTAACATAACATCACTATCGGGATATTTAACCTTTATCCCTGTATTGTAGTTACCGCACTTTAAAACATCGTCACCGCCAACGGGAACTGCTGCAAATATTCTTTTGATACGGTTTACATATTCGCCCAAATTCACCTCAGAATAAGTTGTTCCCGTGTCATTTTCGCCCGTTGGTTTAAAGAAACGTTTCTTTGAAAATTCGTCCAAATTTTCCAACGTAACTACATAAACGTTTATTGCACCGTAATTTTTAATCGTTGGCGGTTGCACTACATCGGCATTTGCATAAACGGTAAAATGTGAAGAATCCGATGTTAAATTAATCGTTACCGTGCCCGTTTGTTTATCTTCTGAAATCGTGCCGTTAATTACAATAGGGTCTCCCGAATCGTTTATGAAATTTGCCTGTATCTCTGTTAATTCTGCATTCGGGTTAGCTTTGAAATTAAACGTGTAACTTTGTCCCGTTTTTACCTTTATAGGCTTTTCACCAACAATTTCACAATTTGTTAAACTGTAATGAACTTCGATAAAATCACCTAACAAATATTCACCGTTTATAATAACCGATTCTGTTGTGGTAGGAACAATAATTGTTGCAGTTTGGTTTGTTACGGTCATTTCGTAAGTTTCGCCACCGTATGTTATTGTAGGCGTGCCGTTAAACATTCCCTGTGCCGTTCCTATAACGGTTACGGTGTAATTTGTTTCACTTGCCACCGCTTTTGCAGTTGTGTTTGTGATATTGTTAGTTATTTGCAGTTCCTTTACACCCGAAATAAATTTACCTGTTATAGAAATTTTGCCACCACTAGAGCAATAAACCGTAAGCGTGCCAACGTTACCCGAAACGTTAAACGGGTCTTCCACCCAATTACCATTCCAATTTTGATAAGTAGCTTTTAAATCGGTAAACGTACCGTCACCGTTGCCTGTTACTGTTATATCGAAATAGTGTGAATTACTTCCCTGTTTGTCGGTTATTGTAACGTCACCCGTTAAACCCGATGTATAGTAAGTTAATAAATTTGCCATAATTAAACGTTACCTTTAATAGTTACCATAATAATACTACCTGTTTCGTTCAACAACCCTTTATTCGGAAAATCTAGTTTTCTGATATTAGGGCGAACGTCCACCACGTTTGTACGGTTTGAAAGATATTTGTTACCGTTTTCACTTTTTGTTAACGTTGCAGTACTGTTTAAGATAATATCCTTATAAGTAAACAGAACGTCAACACGCAAACGAACTGTGCAAATATCACCGTCTTGTTGTTTCTCAGAAACGAAATAATAACGGTTCAAACTTTCGATGTAAACGTAATTGAAAGTTACAGGCGTGCGAGTTCTGAAACGTACAACAGGCGTTAAAACGTTAAACGTTGCTTTCAATACGCCCGTGTACTCTTCGTTTGCCTGTAAAGTCTTGTTTACTTCGTTTGGTTTGCCGTTGTAAACGAAAGTTTTAATTTTAATCATACCGCAAAAAGTTAAAAAGGGTGTGCCCCTGTGCTATCAACTACAGGAAACACACCCCAACAGTTAAACAACCAAATTAGGCAACAAAGAACACAACAAAGTTTTCGTTTGTGTCGTTGAAGTAACCCGCATCGAATTTGAAGTAATTGTTGAAAAATTCGGCTTTGGCGTTGTAGTTGGTTGTTACTCGCTTATCCAAATTGGTTACGCCTAAAGCGTCACGGTCAAACATCACACCCAACACACCACCGATGGAAACGGTTGCACCGCTTGCCGATTTTACATCAATCTTTGAAACGTTGGCAAAAGCGTAATCTTTGCCCGTTGCTTGCCAACTTGCCACGGTTTCCGCTTGTGGTAACAAAACGTTCTCATTATGGAACGTGTCGGCATACAGATAAGTCTTTGCTGCTGCTGCAAAATCTGACAACAGAACGGTGTGCAAAACGTCTTTCGGTGTGAAACGTTCCTTACCGCCAACGTTAAACAGGGTTGAAATTGTCTGCAATCTGTCTGCATACAAACCCATCATATATGCAGCAAAGCGGATAAAGTCTGGAGTTGTTACTGCTACGTTTGCAGCCAAAGACGCACCCGTTTTCTCATTGTAAAGTTTCAACAGGTTCACACATCGAACTGTTGACGCACTCGCATAGTCAACAGTTTCGTGTGTTGACGGTACGAAACCGAAAGCGGTCCTGTCTGCGTACAAAGTTTCCGCAATCATATTGTTAATAGTACGCATAACAAGTGCGTCGGTCTTGATAGTCATTGACTTTTCAACTGCTGAATAAATCATTGACAGGAAACCGTTCAACTGTTCCGCGCTGCTGAAAGATTCCTTTACCTGTCTTTCTGTGATAGACACGGGAACTTCAAAAGTTACCTTAGAGTTGAAGAACTTAGCAGAAACTGTTGGCTTGTGGAAAACGTCCTGTTTGTACTCTGTGCCGTCCTTAAGATTCCACGTGTCGTTTTCTTCAGCCTGTGGAACGTCAGCGGAAATCTTTTCTAATACCGAGCCAAATTCCCACGCATCCATAAGAACGGATGGAACTTTACCAGAATAAGGGCGATTTACGAAAACCACTTTGCCGATATGGTTTACAAGTGATTTAACGTAATTGTCAACGGCATTTTGATTAAAAATCTCATTGCCCAAATCAACAATACCTGTCAAATCTTCGTTGACAATATCGGTTTTGCCCAATACTTCACCCGATACGGTGTTAACTAAACTATAAATCTGTTTTACTTCCATTTTTATAAAAATTAAATATTAATAAATATCTATTGTTAACTCTTTTGCAAGTTCTGTGATTACTTGCGTTTTGAAATTAGTTTTGCGTAAACTCATTTCTTTTTGAATAATTTCACTAGTAGGAACGCTAGATGGAACACCGTTTTTAACAACTGTTTTCGTGCCCGTTTCTTGTCGGTTTCCTGTGGAATCTCGCTGCTGCTTTGTGTCATTGCCAAAATCTCCATCATTAAAAGTTACACTTGAATCGATGGTGTTGTTATTGCCTGTTTCGTCAACGGTGTTATTTGTTGTTTCCGTTGTCTTTGACGTTACAGGGTTCAACACATCATATTCGTTATTAAACACTTGAATCTGTTTTTGCCATTCATCAAACTTCACCGTGATAATGCTTTTAACAATATCAGTTACAGTTTCGTTTGTGACTGCATCAACTAGAGTTCTGTTTCCATATTTGAAACGTAAATCAATATCAATTAATTTAGGGTCATCGTCCCCAAAAATTGATTTATACAAAACAGGAAACAGGGGTGCAAAGATTTTTTCAAACAAACCATTTTCACCCGTGAAAAGTTCGTTAATTTTCATCTTCTTTCTCTTCTTTTTCTTCTGTTTCTTCTGTTTCTTCATTTTCTTCTGTTTCTGTTTCCGTTTCTTCTGTTTCTTCTGTTTCTTCTGTTTCTGTTTCTGTTTCTTCTGTTTCTTGTGTTTCTTCTGTTTCGTTTTCCTTTACAGGGTCAACGTCTTCTGTATCGGTGTGTTCGTGTCCGTCTTCTGTTGCTTTGAGTATCGATAAATAATTTTCGTGCTCAATCTTCCAACTAGACCCTAACGTTACAGAAATTTCCGTCCCAAACATTTCGTTAACACGTTTCACACCCTCAACACGTTCTGTTAACATTGAATCAACGAACGGCATTAAAGCGTCTATATTCATTGAAACTTCTTGCGTGTTCAATCGTTCACGTTTCATATTATAGTTTGCGTTCAAACCTAAATCGTTGAACATTGACGCTTTGTAGTACTGCAAAAGTTCAATTAATTGCCCGATTTGTTGGTTTCCCTGTGTCGGTGGGGTTTGTAAGTTAACACCTTTGAAAAAGGCATTTTCACCGATTACTGAGAAATCACCGTTTAAAATCTTCTGCAAAAAAGATTCTGCGCTTTGTTTGGTCTTATCATCACTAGCAGAAATTAACATAGTGATACGTGTTAAAATGCTAGCCAAATTAAGCGTTATTGTTGCATCGGTGTAAAGTACGCCATATTTGCCGATTATTGGCAAAAGTGAATCTGCAAACGGTGTATTGTTGATAACGACAATATCGGAATCAATTTTAAACGTTTTGTTCAAATTTAACCACGGGTTCGCAACAACGTAATCTTTGCCGTGATAATACGCATCACATTCACCGCCCCGTGTACCCTGTAAAGCATACAGTTCCCCGTTAACTTCTGCGATACCAACGTTACCCGATGTTTGCAGAATCTTTTCAAGTTCTACAGGGGGTATTGTTTCGGGTGTACCCGTATATTCAAACATCTTTGAAGTCATACAAAGAACACGCTGCATAAATGTGAATAATGCAGAATCTTTGTTTTTAACTTCTGTTTGATACCTGTTATATAAGTTTTCTTTCTCCATTATTTAACAAGTGTTTTAATTAAGGTACAAAGTTCTGTCAACACCTTAGTGTTACTTTGTACGGTTTCATTTAACTTGTCGGTTTCGTTTTGGTGGCGTTCGTTCTGTTTCTCCATATAGAAGAAAAGGGCGACACAAACCGCAACAGGAAAACCAACGTTACTAATTAATGATACTATTGCATTTACGTCCATATAGCAAATTTTAACTTTGTTATTTGATGTTGCAAAGATAGGAAAATTATTTGGTATTACCAAATAAAACGGGGGGAAAAGTGTTTCACGTGAAACATTTTTAACCCCGTTAACAGATATTAAGTAATAATGTTACTTCTTGCACTTGCCATCAAGTAATTGCGAACAATTTCGCCTATCTCGTTATTTTGATAAAATACCTTATCGGTTGCAAAATATCTAGTTATCTGTGATTCTAGATAGGTTGCAGTACTCAACAACTTTCGTTTGTAGTTTGGTTTGCCGTTCATTTGCAGAGAATATATCAAACTGTTGTCTGTGTCCTTTATCGGGGTTGTTTTGTTGTGGATATAAATAAAATTATTCACCCCGTTTTCTTTGTCCTCAATCTGTATTACGTTGCCCTGTAAGGTCATTTCGTTAAACTGAATATAGAAGACAAATAACACGTCATTCGGTTTGTATTTTACGGGCAAATGTGGATATACTGCGAGTTCCCATTTACCGCCCGTAATCATTTGCAAATTTTCATTATCGAAACAGAAATATTTGTTGCTCGCTTTGTGCTTAACAATCGTACTACAATATTCTACTGCAACCGTTGCCCCGTGTTCACCGAAACGGTAAATATCAATAGTTCCCTGTTCCATCACTCGCACCTGTTTCAATCCCATTTCTGAGAAATAAGGGCAAAACTGATTCACCGTGTTACCTAACATAAAAACTTTAACATCGTTTCTTTGTCTGATAATTGTACTTAACAGGTTCATATATAACATAAATTCATCGGGCAAATAGTAACGTCTTGTTAGGAACTCATCGAAAACTATTGTAGTTATGTTTGGGTAACTGCTAGATTTTTCGTGTTCCTGTTCTGAAAGACAAAACCCGAAACAGAACGGCGTGTTATCGGGTACACGCTTTTTGGTTTCGGGGTCATAAGACGAAAGAAACCATTTACCCGAAATATAAAACACTTCGTTAAACTTACCGCCTGTTAGTTCCTGTATCACACCGTTTGCAACGTGATTACTGAATAAACTTTCGGCACGTTTGCCCCTTAAATCTTCACGCCATCTACGAATATAAGCCATTTGTTTTCCTGTGCGCAAATATTCTTTGATTCCATACAGTAACGTTGCATAGGTCTTACCGTTGGAACGTTCACCGAAAATTACATTGTAATCGGCATTCTTTGATAAAATGCGATTCAACGTGTAAAATTTCGGTGTTTCTACCTTTTCTTTCTTCTGTTTCATATTATTCTTTCTTTAATCTGATTCCCATTAAATAATTTATATAAAGAACTGAAAGACTTAAAGTGTACCCCGTTGGTTCTAAATGTACCCCCGTTGTCGTGTCGTAACTTGAAACGTTCCCCTTATAGTCTTTTATTGTTCCCGTTTGTTCGTAATCAATATATGTGTGAATATTCTTACCTGTTGCACTCGGTGGAATATCTAGATAATTCGTGAACGCATCAAAGATTCCACTTTCTCCAAAGGTTTCTAACATATATGGGATAGCGGATTTCTTGTTAACGCCCGAAACGGTCATAGAATAATTGTAATCTTTACCGTTTACTGTTAGGGCGTTTTCTTCTTCCACCATATAACGTTTTGCACCTAAAGTTTTGAAACGGGTGTACCGTCCCTCATAGTCCCAAACTCCCAAAGGTTTTGCGATTCCCTTTATCGTGACGGGTTCAACCTTTTCAAAGGGTATTTTGTGAAACTTACAGGCTGCACGCAATTTTTGTTGTGCTAAATCGTTGTACGCTTTGAAATAGTCTTTGTGTGCATCACCATTCATAATTTTAACGGAATCGGTATCACTATATATGTAATCGTCACCACATTCAGAAATACCCGTAAACAGGTTTCTTCGTGCATAAGCGGTTACGTAAATACCCCACGGGTAAAACAAAAAGCGGTTTTTACTATCGTTGTATTTATTCAACATTTCTAACTGCTTTTCGCCTGTAAGGTGTTCAACGTCCCACGTTTCGCCATCGCACAAAATTTCATCACGCAACGGATTTGTGACACACATACCGTAACAACTATTCAGCATTTCTTTGCTATTCAAATACTCAACTTCTTTGCCCTTTACACCCTTTAGTTTTGTTTTCATTTCATACAGGTGCAAAATAGATTCTACAAACTCGGTTGGCAAATATTCTTTTCTGTAACAAATCATTCGCCCGATTCTTATTTGTTCCCACGTGTAAAACTGTGTAAACACTTTGTAATCTATTTCGGTAATCGTCATACATATTTTCTTTGCGCAAACCAATCGCCCGTTATTCTCGGAAACATTTTCTTTTACGAAACATTTACTAACCGATATAGGATTTTCGTTTTCTGATTTTGCAAATATGTTTGTTATCTCCACATCAAAAACACAACAAAATTTGCTAGTCATAAACTCAAATTGTTTCATTGACTTTATAGGTACAATTACACCCGTACTCATTGGAAACTTTTCTGAAACCATAACATAAGGGTAACTGCTCGTAAAATCGTAACTATCTACGTTTTCAATCACTTCATCGGTATATTTTGCGTTGGCGTGCGTAAAACCGCCCGAAAACGCCCGTTGTAACATTGCAAATTCTTCCATACCTGTTATATTTAAGTTATGAATCTTATCAATATATTTAAAGTTTGGAATCGTTTTGCCTGTTTCGTCAGTTGTTTTAAAGCATACAGAACGGCAATATTTACGCACAAACCCCGTCTTTGTAATCGGCAAACGGGTTATTCCTTTGTAACGTTCCAATAGTTCCTGTATATAACACATTACCACTTTTATATCATTCAGACAGTAACCAATTTCTTTTTGTGTCAACGGGGTTTTACTGTGACGCGACAAACTGTAATCCAAATCACCCACCAACTTTTCACATTTGTATGTGTGTAATTGTTCGCCTAATTTAGCCAACGAATAACCAGATAATAAGTAACTGCATCGAAACTCTAAACCCGTTTTTGTTATTCCGTAAATTGGTTTACGTAAATCTATAGAGAAAACTTTTTCCCATTCCAACAATTCACGGAAAAATTGGAACTCATAAGCCAAATTGTGAACGTATATAATAATTCGTTTCTTTAGGCAAAGTTCCAATATATCCACTATTTCGGATAACATTTGCAAAAATTCGTCCCACGTGCGCCCCATTATGCAAAAACCGTTTATTCCAAATTGCCAAACATACATTAAAGAGCACTTTTCCATTTTGGTTTCTTTTCCACCTAATTTCATATAGCGTTCATAACTGTATGTTTCCCCGTCTTCATCACGGTAAAATGATGTAGTTTCAATATCGAAAGATACAGGAACGTTTAAGAACTTTTCGCCCTTATTGTTTCCTGTAAAATTCTTATCGTTCACCGCTAAAGATAAAACCTTTGCAATATCTTTTGGCGTGTAAACATCTGTATGTAGTTCAAAGGATATTTTCTTCATTATAAACCAAATTTTTCAAATTCTGATAGAATCTTTTTTAACGGTGCATCATCGTTAAAATGGTCAACATCGTTTACGTAAGCCTCAACAGTTTCACTTTTTGCAATCTGTTCCATCGCATCATCTAAAGCATTTTCAATTTTAACTGCATCATCTTCGATTTGGTCGCTAACGTCCCGTGATTCTTGCTCTAGTTCGCCCGTGAAATCTTTGTACTGCATTAAATATTGTTCCAAAAATCTTTCATCGGAAACACTTGCAATTTTATCCATTAATTTATCTTGCATCAACTTAAATTCTTTATCGTTCAAGTTGTAAGACTTCTTTAAATGGTTTGAATATTCACGTGTACCGCTTGCCGTTGATGTAGGTTGTTGTAAGAAAGAAACCGCTTTGGAATATTCAATTTTTAAATCGTTCCAATCGTGTTTCATTGAAAACTTAGTGAAACCTTTAATATCACCTTTGTTTAATGCAACAACGGCGGGCGAAACAAAACCCGATTTTTCTACATTCTGTATGCGTCGGTTCGCCTGTTGAAACACACGGGCGATTTCTTTGCGCAAATAGCCACGGGATTCTATTGCGTCTAATATTTGCTTATCAACGTGTACTTTGCCCGTTGCTGCAAACGTTCTTTTTGAAAACCCTATCGGATTTAACTTTGCCATAATATCAACACTTTTAAATGAAACAAAAACGGGGGCAACAATAAACTAAGTTACTGTTTACCCCCGTGCCGTTATCCACCCTTTACCTACGAAAACTACTTATCTACAAAGGTAATACCGTAACACTTTTTGGCGTGCGATTCATATTCATAAATCGTGTAACCAACTTTGTTTGCTTTGATAGCGTCCACCGCATCACTATTAGCGAGAATCTCTCGTACTGTGTCACCTGTGAATTGTGGCAAATTGACAAGACGTTTGTTTTCTGCGTCAATGATTACAGGTGAATCGCCCAACTGCGATTTGTGAACGTACATACCATTAATAGGGTGTACCACATCACCGCCACCGTCTTTCTCACTGTTGTAAATATCAATCAACTTTACAAACGGAAAATCGGTTGTGTCGATTCCAAAACTAGTCTTATTAAAAGTACTAGCAAAACTAAAACCTTTTTGCATAACTTTACACTTTTAAAACGTTAAACTTCTGTTGTCTGTGAACGGGGTTACTTTACTTCGTTCACCCCGTTTGCTGCTGCAAACTCATTCAACCACTTCTTAAAGCGGTTCAACTTGATAACCGCCTTATCATCTTTGACAACTTCGTTTGAAGTCATCAAAGCGTTAACACTAGTGATACAGTTAAAAACAGTCTCATTAAAATTCTCATTCATAACTACCTAATTTAATTTGTTAAACTTATATTGTTTCTTAAACACTGTGCAAAGATACAACGTTTTTGCGAAACCACCAAATTATTTTCGTTAAAAAGTCTTAAAGAAATAAATTAACTGTTGTTAACACTTGTAATCGCAATCGCCCTTTTGTTCCACGTGAAACAATCACTTTGCCAACGTTCCACGTGAAACATTATTTTTATGAAAGTTTAACAATAATAACAAAGTGTTAATTGTGTTAAATTGCGTTAAATGTGGTGCTTGTGGCACGGCAACAAAAAGCGTGCCAAAATGTGTTAATGAGAGTTAAATATGTGTTGGGAAATGTTAAATCTAGGTGCCTTGTGTA